TATTCCACCGGTTGTTGCTTCACGATCACACGAAGATAAGTAAGGCTGTCAACGTCCCCATGACTGATACAGTGATAAGCTGCCCCTTTCTCAAAATGCCAGGGCAAACACTCTTCCAGGTGCAGCTCCGATTTTACTCGCCGGTCAAAATGAACGTTTTTCGTCCGGCGGGCCTTTATATGCTTGTCCGGGCTATCATTGGCCCGGTTCTCTTCCGGTTGCCGGTCGTTTACCGGTTCTTCCGGCACATCTTCCGGTTTTGGTGTGAAAAACAGACTACGCATTTTCTTTCATACGGTTAGAGGGTGAAACGTTCTGTTCCGCTTCTACTATGGTACGATAAAGCCCTACTTTCGTAGTGGTACCCGGAAAATTGGCATTAATATACTGCTGTAACGGTTTACAAAGGATCATGTCCGGAATAGCCGTTTCGGAAGCGTTATACACTTTCAGACTATATAATTTCTCCGATCCAGAAGAGAGCTTGTTTTCTATAATCAGATTTGAAAGTACCGGATCAAGACCGAAGCCGGAAGTAGCGGCAGCGTCCGCCTTATTTGATATCTTAATTTGGGCGTCCACATAATCCTTTATCTTCTTATCCAGCGGCTCCACCGTCCAGCCCTCAAAGTTATTCGCTTCCGGATTCCAGAATTTAGTCGTGTGCATGTATTTCCCGGCGTTCTGCCTTCCGGTAATGTTGGAGGCGAATTTCTCCATAGCTTCGTCCTTAAAATCTTCCAGCATTTGGGCCGTGTATTTTTCGCCCGTACGTTCGCAAACTTGTTTTATACGTGCTTCCGCGCGGTCCCAGTAAGACTGCGGCGATTCGATATGTAGGGAAATAGCCGAAGCGTTTTCGTTATAAGCGATTAGGATAGCGGCCAGACCGCCGGCAAGCTCCAGCCAGTCAAGCGCACCCAGAAAACGCGGCGTACTCATGAAATCCTTGCAAAAGGAATAGATATTATAGTATTTCACAGAAACCGGATATTTGAACGGGTGGGCCGGATCAAAGACCGGGTAACGGTAAGTATAAGCCGGATCAGGATAAGGAAAGTCG